AAGGACCATCGGTTTGGGTAATATACGTTTCGCCTTTTTGGTGAAGCTCTTCCATCTTTTCTTTTGAAATGGTCATTTGATGGTCGTAATCCTCGTTTGATTGCATAAGAATAATCTCGTCATCACCAAACTCCACGGTAGCTTTTGACTTCTTTTTAGCTTTTTCATACTGGCTATAACAAACAGCCACTCTTTGATCTTGACTTTTAAAGTCTTTTTTTACAATCTCTGACAAGACACATCTCGAAACAAAGTCGCTTCTTTTCTCTTTATCGTTTGGTGTTGGTAAAGGCATAATAATTAATACACTAAAACTTAATCAATAAACATAGGAGTAAAGGTAGATTGTTGATTATCTATCTTATCGTCCATCATATCATAAAATATATGCATCATCCAATTACCCAGTAGCAAAGACGAGTAGGAGTCTTTCCTAGCCTTGTCTGCACCTTTTTGTTTTCTTAGGTTTCCTGGCAAATCAAAGCTTTGAGTACCCTGAGAAGAAGTGGTTACCTCTATCATTGCGCACTCTACCTTTGCTAAATCCATCATATCCTTTTGATGCTCTACGAAATCAATCATCTTAGAAGCCTCAGAAGACTCTTTATAGTTATTAACAAACTTTAAATCTTTGATTGGGATTCTTGCCTTTCTTTGTTTATGATAATCATCATCCATAGCTGCTCCTGCAAAATACATTCTTTTGTGGTCGAACGATGCCTGTAAAAGTTCATTCGCGTAGCGTATCCACTTTGAACTAGGTTTTCTTAGGAACACATAATCCCTTGTGCTTTTATTGTACTGCCTCTTTAAATTGCGCAGACCTTTGTCGTATTCTTGGTGGTTATCTAAATCGGCGTCTATGACTCCTAATTTTAAATTTTTCTTTTTAAATATACTACTCTCGTTACAAGAGTTTAAGAATTGAACACCTCCATTGTAGTCACCAACTACTGCGACTATATTAAAGTTAGTCAACAAATAAGCCATGTACTTTATGTGTGTCTTTAAATTAGATCCAGAAAGAGCGTAACTATGAACCAAAGTTCCTATTTTTCTTTCTCTATTGATTTTTATAATCATAATGGCAAAGTCGTCAGACCCTTCACTCTCAGACCAAGACGGGTCAAATGCGAGTATGTATTCGTCTGAATGCTCACCATGAACCTCAACGGATTGACCTTCTCCATCTGGGATGGTACAAGCTTTCATTTTGCTAACTTTAAAGTAACCAGAACTATCGTCCGTGAACTTAGCCATAAACTCCCTATCAAACTGAGACTCACTCATTGTGGCTACAGCTTGATCAATAAGGTTTTGGTCATATAACTGAGGAGGCGCACAATCATAACTGAAATGCATTATAACTCTGTGAGCGCCATCTGAATCTTCTTTGTTCATTATGAGCCTCTCATAATCGCAATACATTTTGTATAGATGCTCAAACTTATAAGACGCAGAAGAAAGACCTATAATTTTGTTGTTGGACCACTTATGTCTATCCTTTTCTTCCATTTTACCCTGAGCAATCATTTCTGTCTCAACGTCATACATCCTCTGTCTCTCTGTCGGGTTTTCTATAACAGCAAGGAAAGGGAGTATAACCTCGTTAAGTATTTTCTCAGGCATAAGAAGAAGCTCATCAATAATCATTCTCTGAAAACGGAAACCACGAAGTTTTTCTCCATCACCAAGAGGCAGAGCAGTAATCTTACTCTCACCTATCTCCATTACCCACTGATCATTTGCTTTTGATACTCTGGTTATGCATTGAGATAGAAATTCTGCTTTTGGACTTTTTGCTATATCCTCCATCTTGCTAAATATCATTTTAGACTGACGAAACGACTTGGATATGATTCCTATGTGAACACCTTGGTTTAAAATCGCGTCTAGCATAGCAAAAATCGCCGTAGAGAAGCTTTTGGACATTCCACGACTCCATACCCCCAAAAAGTAATCGGTCTCCATCATGGCTTTAATAGCCATATGCTGGAAAGGAAACAATTCTATTCCTGTTATCATCTCAGAACAGAAAGATGGATTTTCCCTTAAAAACTTATAAAGCAATATTTTTGCCTCTTCTTCTTCTAAGTACTCATCTTCTATACCGAGTATCTCTTGGTTTATGTTTGGAAACTTTTTTTTGATTTCCTGACTTCCTTTATCCCAACTCATGATTCTTTTAAATATTTAGACCAGAAATAATGCACATCTGTATTCCATAATTGTTTCCCAAAAATAAGTAGCTTTGGAATAACTTCTTGACTCAACTCTCTTGAACCAGCGAAAACAAATTGGCAACAATCCTTGTATTGTTTCTGAATTTCCCTTACATTATGAAAAACATAATCTAATTTGTACTTTTTATAACTTTTTTGATTGTATTCTGCTATTTCATCAAACGGAAACTCCATCACAACAAACAAATAAGCACCTAAAGACCTACACCTATCCAACTCTTTACAAAAACGAGCATAACCCACCGTAGTGGTTCCACAAAAATCACCAAATGACTTTCTGTCCACGTAAGTATAATCGTAATCCTTGGATGTCACTCCATAATCACCAACATCTAATTTGTATGACTCAGAATTCTTGAAAGAAAGTGGTTGCTGCTCTCTGGTGTCAATTAATATCTTAACATCTGAATAATCATTAAAGAAACCTTTTGGCAATTGACCACTCAATAAAGGTTTTACCCCAACTGCCTCACAAGCATATGTGTAGCTGCCAAAATATTTTTTATAGGTATCAATCGACGGCAATCCAGCTGACGCCAGCTCCAACTCCGTTGGACCATAGTCAATGGCTTTGTCCATGGTTCTCCTATTGAGTAACTTTGCAATATAATCCTTAACCTCTGAATCACCTGTCTTCTCTATCCACTCCATTAACTGGTGTGGTTGAGAGAAATCTTTTTTAAAGTAATCTTTATAATTTTTGAATGGCAAAAGCTCACCAGTCAGCTTATTTTTTCGCTGATAGTGCTTCACGTAATAATCACCCAGCAACATGCTGTGTTTTTTAACGTGCGTATGTAGACTTCTTTGTGATTTGAAGTCCTCCCCGCATTCTTTGCATTTAAATGACATCGTCTTGACTTACTCCTAGTATCCTTGCTTTCCATTCAGCCATACCCTCAAGCCTTTCAGCTTCTTTTTTGATTGTGGCTTTTTGCATTTCTGCAATTCTAACCATGTTGTCTCTTTCTTCTTTTTCTTGAAATAATTGAACAATGGATAAAATCGAAGCATTGTCCTTTGTCTTCGCTTTCATTCTCTCTGACCTATCACCTTGTAGCTTTTTGGTAAGGTTCTCTATCCTTCCTTCGCATTGGTGATACTCAGAACTCTTAGCCTTAATAATCTCAGCTAGGCGTACAGACATTTCTGTTTAGTCATCAGCTATATCAAACATATCATTCAGCTTGTTAAGATGCTTGCTTACCACCTCTAAGTTGATGATCTCCTTACATACGTTAAGGTAAAGGTTTATCTCATCAGCCGTAAGATCGGGCTTATCCCACGTAAGACGAACAAATTCTTCTTCGAACAATTCTCTGTCACTTATATCGAGATAATTGTTCATTATCTTTAAGAATCTAGAGTTGGACAAATGAATACCTAGCTTTTCACAGCATATCTGATATTGCCTGTTTAATTTTGACTCGTTTAATTCTAAACCAGTTGCGTCGTTGATTTTTTTTACTATTCGACTAGTAGCTTTCGGGGCAATGTAAGAACTTAAAGCTCCACTATCTTTTGATGGCACAATGTCTGGATTAACATCCCTTATAACCTCAAGTACAGCCCTTTACTCAAGACTAAGCGGTGTAACCCGCTTGTCTGGAAACAACAATTTTGCTATCTCCAAAGACGATAAACTGTCTTCGGCTTGTTGGATAATAAATTCCTTTTGTTCTTTAGTAAACTTGATAGGCTCTTGCTTCGCCTTAAATTTGGTGTTGAACTTAATGTCGTTTTCAATTAAATACTTTCTTACTGCACGACCTTCTTTGGTTCTGCCATCCAAATCCTCATCTCCAAAGCATTTTTGCGTCAAGACATTTAAATCTTGATACTTTTTACTGTTTTTACTTAAAAACTCCTCCTGTTCTTCAGTCAATTTCATTTTTTATAAATTATCGTTGATTACAATGTCCTTGGCTTTAATTATCTCGGCGGCTTTTTGAGTAAACATCTTCTTAAGGTTTTTAACCTGCCTGTAACCCGCTTTTCTTTTTTTCTCGTTTGTTTTGTAACCCATAAACTTGGCTACGTCCTCTTCCGAAGACTCTTCAAAAAACAACATATGATAAGCCTTATAATGAATATCTGTAAGCTCCTCTTTCATGTAAAGGTTTAGCTTCACTATGCACGAATCAAAATTCAAATTAGCATCAGGATCACTACCCATTTCATACATGTGATTCTCAGAAGGAACAGCCACCTTTAAATCAAATGCAGCCTTTTT